TAATAATCTTACATTTTCAGATTTGAAACAGATAATTATTAATGGGTTAGGTGGAAAGTTAGATAGAGAAGATAATGTTACAGAGAAACTTGATGGACAAAATCTGATGGTAAGTTGGGTTGATGGTAAGTTAAGAGCGGCTCGTAATAAAGGACACTTGAAAAATCATGGTAAAACAGCACCAACTACCGCTGGTATAAAAAGTATGTTTAGTGGTAGAGGTGATATAGAGAAAGCTTTTGTAGGTGCAATGAAAAATTTAGAAAAGGCAATTGGTAGTTTAAGTGAGAAACAAAAAGAAAAAGTTTTTGGTAATGGAAAACGATGGATGAACTTAGAGGTTATGTATCCTAAAACAGCAAATGTAATTGATTATGATATTGCAGAAATAGTATTTCATGGAACATTAGAGTATGATGAAAGTGGTAGAGCTATTGGACAACCTAAAGATAGTGCAAGAATGTTACAAGGTATGATTAAACAAATGAATCAACATATACAATCAATGTTTAGAATTGGTAAACCTAATTTTTTAAAAGTTCCGAAACATCAAGATTTTGGTAAAATGAAAAATAAATTTTTAGGTAGATTAAAGAAATTACAATCACAATATCGTTTAAAAGATAATGATAGGTTGGGTGATTATCATCAGGCGTATTGGAGAGAGTATGTATTCAATGCATCTAAACAATTTAAATTTAGTTTAAAACCAGACCAGTTTGTTAAGTTGGTTAATCGTTGGGCATACTTTGATAAATCATATAAAATACAAAATATCAAAAAAGATTTTGGTAGTAATCCAAAATTTTTAGATTGGATTTTATCTACTGATAAAAATGACCACCAAAAGATTTGGAAAGATAATATAAAACCATTTGAAATATTATTCTTTGAAGTTGGTGCAGAAATATTAAAAAACATACAAGGATTTATTGCAGCATCACCTGAAGTTGCAACACAAAAAATTAGAAAAGAAGTTACTAAAGCTCTTAATGATTTAAAGAGTGGTGGTAATGTAGAAAAATTGAAAAAATTAAAAATACAAATAGAAAAACTAAATGCAATTGGTGGATTGAATGCAGTTGTTCCAAGTGAAGGTATAGTATTTAAATACAAAGGTAAAATATACAAATTCACAGGAGCATTTGCACCTATCAATCAAATATTAGGTTCAATTAAGTTTGGTTAAGGAGAGTTATAATGGCTGGATATAGTAAAGATATGGAGAGACAAAATAAGGCATTAAAAGATTTAATGACTACAGGAAAACACGAAAAAGATTATGTTCAAGTAGGATACGAGGGTAAAGAAAAAAATCTTGGTGGTAAAACTCGTGAGGGTAAAATGACAGAAATTATGAAAGGTGTCAGAATGCCATGGTTTTGTCCTGAATGTAAAAAGGCAATGAAGAAAAAACTTGATACAAAGTTTTGGAGAACTAATGGACATTGTTTTGATTGTCATATTGAAATGGAAAATAAACTTCGTATCAATGGTGAATATGAAAATTATGCTAAGAAAAAGATTAATGAGAATAAGAAATCATATTTAAAGGATTTAAAACAAAGTATAGAAGAGTTTGAAGCAACTGAAGGTAAGGCAGAATTCTTCAATCAAGTAGGAGTTAATAGTCCAGAACTTGAAAAAGAGAAATGGGAAATGGGAGAGGAACAATTTAACCAAATAGTTGATGAGGCAAAAGAATATATAACTAAATTGGAAGAGGCAATAGATGAAGAATCAAAAGAACTTGATACTGCCTGAAACGATTATTATAGATATAATGGCAATGACCGCACAACTTGGGGATGTGGCACTTGATTATCATAAAAAAATTGGAAATACTAATACAAAAGAGATAATTAGGGTATATCATAGAATTATTGAAAAGTTAATGAATTTGGATGAATATGATGAAGATGAACGAGGAGTATCATTAGAAGATATTTGTGAAAAATATAATATAAAACTACCAACACAAGGGAGACAAACATGAGTGGGATTATCGATTTCATAGTAAATCTATTTTTTGGCGGAAAGAAAAAAGAAGAAGTCAAAAAGTTAGATAAGGCAATTAAATCAAAAAATATAGAGGTTAAAGAACTTGAAAAAGAAGTAGAAGTTCTTCAATCTAAGAAAAGAGTAAACAAAAAAGCAGTAGCAAAAATTAAAAGAAAAGTTACTAATACTAAAAAACAAATACTTGCAGCAGAAGAAGCATCTAAAACTAACGATGTTGATGAAGCAGTAAAATATTTGAAGAAATTTAGTAAGTAGTATATATTTATATATATGAGATATTTAATTTACATATTATTTCTTGGTTTGTTATTTGGGCAAGATAGTAAAACTTTTACCTTTACAGAGGAAGAAGTTCTTGGGTTCACTAACAAAATTAAAGAATTAGAGTTAAAAGATAGTTTGCATGTATCTTTAGTAATAGATTTGGAAAAACAAATCTCACTATTAGAAGATAATGCAAAATCTGATTCATTGATTATTGATTTTAGAACACAACAACTTCAGTTACAAGAAGAAACTATTAATCTTTATAAGGAAAAAGTTAAAGTAGTGAAACCTAAATGGCACGAAAACAAATGGTTATGGTTTGTTTATGGTGTTGGGGCTACAGCAATTTCAGTTAATCTTGCAGGACAATTAGCAGACTAATGGCAGAACAACTAAAAGATGTAATCAAACAAGAATATATAAAATGTGCACAAGACCCTGCATATTTTATGAAAAAGTATTGTATGATACAACACCCGATTAAAGGTAAAATACCTTTTGATTTGTATGATTTTCAGGAAAAGACCGTAAGTGAATTTCAAGAAAATAGATTCAATATAATATTGAAAGCAAGACAATTAGGTATTTCAACTTTAACTGCAGGGTATTCTTTATGGATGATGACATTTCATCAAGATAAGAATGTTTTGGTTATTGCCACAAAACAAGAAGTTGCTAAAAACTTAGTAACAAAAGTTCGTGTTATGCACGCAAACTTACCAAGTTGGTTGAAACAGAAATGTGTTGAAGATAACAAATTAAATCTGAGATATATTAATGGTTCACAAATTAAAGCAGTATCATCAGGACCAGAAGCTGCTCGTTCTGAAGCTCTATCATTATTGATATTGGATGAGGCAGCATTCATTGATAAGATTGATGATATATGGACTGCTTCACAACAAACACTAACTACTGGTGGTAGTTGTATTGCACTTTCTACACCAAACGGAGTTGGTAATTGGTTCCACAAAACTTGGGTGGATGCGGAAGAAGGTCGTGGAATGTTCAACTTTATTAAACTACATTGGACTGTACATCCAGATAGAGACCAAACATGGAGAGATGAACAAGATGGGTTATTAGGTTTACAAAGTGCGGCACAAGAGTGTGATTGTGATTTTATTACTTCTGGAACTTCAGTCATTGATGGTGTTATTTTGGAACAATGTAGAAAGACAATGGTTAAAGAACCATTAGAAAAAAGAGGTATAGATAATAATATTTGGATTTGGGAACCACCAGATTATACAAAAAATTATGTAGTATGTGCAGATGTTGGTAGAGGAGATAGTGCAGATTATAGTGCATTTCATGTTATTGATGTAGAGAATGTAGAACAAGTTGCAGAATACAAAGGTAGGATGAGTACTAAAGATTTTGGTAACTTATTGGTGAGTATTTCAACAGAATATAACGATGCTTTACTAATTATAGAAAACAACAACATTGGTTGGGCAGCAATACAACAAGTAATTGATAGAGATTATCAGAACTTATTTTATACAAGTAAAGATTTACAATATGTTGATGTTCAACATCAGTTGAATAATCGATATAGGGCACAAGAAAAGAATATGGTGGCAGGATTTAGTACTACCGCCAAAACAAGACCTTTAATTATTGCTAAATTAGAGGAATATTTTAGAGATGAGAGTGTAGTAGTTAGAAGTAATCGTTTGATTGATGAATTATTTACTTTTATTTATCTAAATAACAGAGCGGAAGCAATGGCTGGATACAATGATGATTTAGTTATGAGTTTCGCTATTGGACTTTGGATTCGTGATACGGCATTACGATTACGAACTGAAGGTATTGAGTTAACAAAGAAAACTCTAAGCAGTATAGAACTTGATGGTATGTATGTACCACAAGAAAACACAAACGATTCCTGGGAATGGGAAGTAGATAAAAAGAAAGAGTCATTAAAATGGCTCTTATAAGTGAGGTAAATTATGGCAGATAAATCATTATTTGGTCGATTACGAAGATTATTTTCAACAAATGTAATTGTAAGAAATGTAGGTGGTAGAAAATTAAAAATCGCCGATACAGACCAAGTACAACGACAAATGAAAACACATCTTGTAGATAGATATTCTAAACTACATAGTGGATTAGATTTGGTGAATAGTGGATATTCCACATTCGCACAATTACAGGCAGCAAGATTAGGTTTATTTAAAGATTATGAAAGTATGGAAGCAGATTCAATTATTGCTTCTGCGATGGATATATATGCGGATGAATCAACTATGAAAAATCCATATGGAGAGGTATTGGAAATTCAGAGTGATGATAATAACATTAAAGAAATTCTACATAATTTATTTTATGATATCATGAATTTAGAATTCAATCTATGGCCTTGGGTTCGTAACTTAGCAAAGTATGGAGACCATTTTTTATATTTAGATGTACAAGAAAAATATGGAATTACAAATGTTGTTCCAATGTCACCTTATGAATTAGTTCGTTCAGAGGGAGAAGACCCGGATAATCCATATTATGTAAAATTTTATTTAGAAGCCGTTGAAAGTGCTCATCCTTATTTTGCTCGTTCAACTACTAATAAAAGAATAGAATTTGAAAACTTTCAAATTGCACACTTTAGATTAGCAAACGATAGTAATCTTTTACCTTATGGTAAATCAATGTTAGAAAGTGCAAGAAAAGTTTGGAAACAAGTTACATTGATGGAAGATGCGATGTTAATTCATAGAATTATGAGAGCACCTGAAAAACGAGTATTTAAAATTGATATAGGAAATATACCACCAAATGAAGTTGATAACTATATGCAAAGAATTATCAACAAAATGAAGAAAACACCATTCATTGATGAAGCAAGTGGTGATTATAATTTGAAATTTAATATTCAGAATTTAACTGAAGATTTCTTTATGCCAGTTCGTGGTGGAGATAGTGGAACACAAGTTGATTCTTTACCAGGAATGACTTATGAAACTACGGATGATTTAGAATATTTAAAAAATCGTATGTTGGCAGCACTTCATGTTCCAAAAGCATTCTTAGGATATGAAGAATCTCTTGGTAGTAAGGCAACATTAGCAGCTGAAGATGTAAGATTTGCACGAACTATTGAAAGAATACAAAGAATTGTAGTTAGTGAATTAACTAAAATTGCAGTTGTTCATTTATATGCACAAGGATATACAGATGCAGAATTAGTTAATTTTGAATTAAAACTAACAAATCCATCTACAATCTATGAACAAGAGAAGATTGAATTGTGGAGTAATAAAGTAAATCTTGCAAGAGATATGAAAGATAACTCATTATTACCACAAGAATGGATTTATAAAAATATCTTTAATTTTTCAAATGATAATATTAAAGAAATTGAAAAAGATTTGGTAGAAGACCAAAAACAGAAGTTCAGATTTTCACAAATAGAAACAGAAGGAAATGACCCAGCAGATAGTGGTGAATCAGTAGGAACACCAAGTGATTTAGCGGCCGTTGGAACTACTGCAGATGGAGTTGTAGAACCTCCAGAAACTGCGGCAGGTTCTATATGGGATGATAACGCACATATGGGGGGAGCACCAGAGGGTGGATTTGAAGGAGCTGGAAGACCAAAAGAAGTAAGTAAATATGATAAAGATGGTAGTGCTAGAGGTAGAGACCCATTGGGTAAAAAACGACCTCAAATGGCATTAGCCCATTATGATGCACTTAAAAAATCTTTTGGTAATAAAGCTAAAGAAATTCTGAGTGAAGCAAGTGTAACTGAAGACATATCAGAGGAATATAAAGATTATACAGAAGATAAATAACTTATTATTTGAAGTTTTTATATTTATATATGGTATGAATTTGTAAAAATATGGAGTATTGAATGTCGTCCCAGAAGAAACACAATAAAATTAAAAATACGGGTATATTATTTGAATTATTGACCCGTCAAATCACAGTCGATGTCATGAATGACTCTAAAAATTCACCGTCAATTAAGATTCTTAAAGAATTTTTTAATTCAAAGACTCAATTGGGTAAAGAATATGAACTTTATAAGGTTCTTTTAGAGAAAAAATATTCAAAATCTGAACAAGCAAGTATGCTAATTGAGGCGGTTATTAAAAATCGTAGAAAATTATCAAATAGTAAATTGAAAAATGAAAAATATAATTTAATTAAAACAATTAAAGAAAGTTATGATGCAACTGATTTCTTCAATACAAGAATTCCAAATTATAAAATACTTGCATCAATATATAATTTGTTTGAGTTAGAATCAACAAAACTCAAACTTGGTCCTATCGAAGAAACTGATAGTATGATTACAATCCATGAAAATATAAGTAAAAAGGATGGTTCTCATATTAAAGTTAAAAAAGATAACTTTATATCAGAAGATAAAGACCTAAGATTACTTACATATCAATTATTAGTTGATAAATTTAATGAAAAATATAGCACTTTGAATGAAAATCAAAAGAATCTATTAAGAGAATACATTAACAATCTATCTAATACTAACTCTTTGAGAGAATTCATAGATGCTGAGGTTACTAAAGTTAAATCCATTTTATCAAAACATTTAAATAAAGTGGATGATAAGATTACTAAAATAAAATTAACTGAAGCAATAACACATACAGATACTGCAACAGGCGGTAATCATGTGAAGGATTCTCATGTAGTTTCTTTAATGAGATACTATGAATTAATTAAGGAGTTAGAAAATGTCCACAAAAATAAGTAAAACTAAATTCACAGAAATGATTCGTTCTCTTATAAGAAAAGAGATTGAAGAAGTTTCAACCACTGCAACAGCAGGTGGGGAATATGATACACCAAATGCATTTCAATCTAAAGGTAAAGAGAAAAGAAAGAAAATTGCTCAACAAGGAACAGATTTTAAAATTGTAGAGGCTAAATTTGCAGTTGAATTTGAACTTGGTGGTTCACCAGCAGCTGGTGGGGCAAATGCAGTTATTGTTGTGGATGCGGCAGGAGCTTCTCAAGCAAAATCTTTAGTATCTAAACAATTAAAACGAGGTTTAAAATCAATTATAGGTGTAAAAAGAGTTCAACCAGCATTTGGTAAACAAATGGATAAGAAACTTGAATCAGTAAATGAAGGTAGATATCATGAGTGGAGAAACGATGATACTATGACACCAAAACAGAAAATTGGAAGAGCCATGAGAGAGGTAAGAAAATCTCTTGGTGATTTAAACAAGATGGTTGAGATGTGTGTTCGATTAAAAAATGAAACAAAGGTCGATACAAGAACTTATTGGAAATCTACTAATAAAGCATTAACAAAAATTTCAGAACGATTAGTTAAAATTGCTAATAAAGTTGGAAAATTACAATGATTCAGAACGAAAAATATTTAAAAGAATCAATTGATATATTGAACAGAAAGTTTGGTGAACCATTACCAACACTTGAAGATACAATGAAAGCTCATCAATTAAAAAAAGAAGGTGGGCCAGGTAGTGGACCACAACCAGGTGGTGGGAAGAAACAAGATGATGAACCTAAATCAGATAAAAAGAAAAAAATAAAATCAGTTAGAAAAGATACAATAAGTAGAACACACGAAGACACAAAAGAGACTCTTGATGACCTTAGAGATGAATATCAACAAGCAAAAGAAATGGGTGATGAAGAAGAAATGGAAAAAATTGGAAGAATGCATAATTTATACAACCATCATTCTGCAGCTCAAAAGTTAGCTCTTAATGTCATTGAAACAGAAGGTGATTTTAATATAGATAAAGTAAAGGAAGTTGTAACTGGTGGACCAGAAAAAACATCATCCGAAGATTTTGATGCAGCCGCTTCTGAAATAAGTGATTTAATTGAGAAAAAATTAGCACATGAGGATTATGATAAAAGTGAAGTTAAGCAATTACGAAACTTATATGGACATTTAAAGAAAGTTAAAGATATACAAAAGTGGGTTAAAGAAGATAATCTTGAAGAAATAAAAGAAGGTGGGCCAGGAAGTGGACCACAAGGACATCAAAAGCGTGGTGATTATAAATCCGATAGTGGTTCAGGTGGTTGGAAACAAAAAAATAAAGATAAATCCCATAGTGGTTCAGGTGGTTGGAAACAAAAAGATAGAAAAAGTTCAGCAAAAGATTCTGAAAAAGAAATGGAAAGAAAAGCTAGAGACCAGGCATTTAAAGATATGGAAAAAGAATTTGATTTTGATTTTGATGAATCCATAAATGAAAGACTTACACCACAAGAACAAAAACTATTTATGATAGTTGGTATAAGAATGATGAAAAAGGCTCGTTGGTGGGGAAAGAGATATAATACAGCTTTAGCTGAAACCATTAGGAGACTTTTAGGTGGTATGCAATATATAGATAATATATCTGATGCACCAAAGAAAGACCAAGTGTTTTTGGAAAAAGGGGAAAAATATTGGCCAACAAACAAGTATAGTAAAAGAGCTCTTATAGGTATGGGAGAGGCCTTTAGTAAGATGAAAAAGAATCAACAGAAAGATTTTGTAAGAGATTTAGTAAGTTTTGGAAACTGGAAACAATTAAAGAAAACCAACCCAGATACATTTGATAATATGGTAAAACAATATGGTAACAAACCTTTGAAAGAAGGTCCAGAGGACAAGAGAAAGGCAAAATCACAAATAGGAAAAATTGTAAAACTTGAACAAAATTTTAGAAAAACAATGTTAAATTTAGAACAAGCAATTTCTAAATCAGATAAAGCATCAGCAAAACAATTAAAAGTATCGTATAGAAAAAATGTAACTCAATTTATGAGAGATGCAGTTCTTCTTACAAAAAGGATGAAATAAGATGAATAAAAATTTAATAGTAGATTATTTACCATTTGAAATCTCAAGAGAGAGTATTACTGAATCATTAAAAGAAAATGATGGTAAGTTAGTAGTAAAGGGAGTTCTACAAAGAGCTAATGCAAAAAACCAAAACGGAAGAGTATATCCAACGGAAATATTACAACGAGAAGCAAAAGTTTATCATGAGAACTTTATTAAACAAAAAAGAGCATTGGGTGAATTAGACCACCCAGATAGTTCAGTAGTAAATTTATCAAATGTATCACATAATATTACTGAAATGCATTGGGAAGGTGATAATCTATTAGGGACAGTAGAAATTCTTACCACACCAAGTGGAAATATTTTGAGAGAGTTATTTAAAAATGGAATTAGACTTGGTATTAGTTCTCGTGGTATGGGTTCAGTTGAGACCGTAAATGAAGGTCCTGAAGGCCCAGCACAAAAAGTTGGTGATGATTTTGAGTTAATTGCTTTTGATTTTGTATCAAATCCATCTACACATGGTGCATTCATGTATCCATTAAGTGAGGGAGTTGAACCAACACAAGGTAGAACTTGTGGTGTTTATTGTAAAGCTGAAGATATAATTAACCACATTATTCGAGGAGAATAAGATGCCTGCTAAATCAGTAGCTCAACAGAGATTTATGGGAATGGTTCACGCTTTACAAAAGGGTGATATAAAACCATCTAAAGTTTCTGGTAAAGTAAAGGATGTAGCAAAATCTATGAAGAAGAAAGATGCAGAAGATTTTGCATCTACTAAACATAAAAATAAACCATATAAAGTAAAGAAAGAAGTTGTAAAAAAACTTCGTGAAATCATTCGTCAAGAAGTAGAAAGTTGTGGATATACTATGTCGGCAGAACCACCACACAAAAAATTAAAATCACCTGGTGCAACTGGTCCAGAAGATAGAGATTTAAAAGAAGGTAAAAGAGCACTAAAGGCTTATAATAATATTCATAAGGCTCGTAATGAGTTTATAGAAAGATATAGTAAACTTAGAAAACAATTAAATACTTTAAAAACTGAATCACCAAATAATGAAATTCTTAGATTAGAAAAACAATTATATAAATTTGAAATGGCATTTATAGAACAATCTTCTAAATTATTAGGTTCAGTTTCAAAGATTGCAAAAAGTAATTTAACCGAAGAATTTAATTATAAAAGAAATACACCAAGGTCTTTAAAGAAAAGTAGATTTAAACAATTAGATGTACTTGTTCCAAGAGGTAGAGTTAATTGGGTAATAAAGGCATTAAAAAAAGAAATTAGAGGAATTAAAATAAGCCACGAAGAAGTTGATTCATACACAAAAGATGGATTGGTACTTTCTAAATTTAAAAAAGATGACATAAATAAAATTATGGGAATTGTTGACCACGCTGGTGGTTTATTTGAAAACAAAATGTATAAAAAAGGTGATGTGGTTAAATTACTTTCTTTTAACAGAAGAGAAAAAGGTAAAGCAAGAGTAAAAGGAGTTACAAAAGCAAGACCTAATAAATTTGGAATAAAAAATCATTACATTACCAATAAAGGAACTTT